GCCAACTTAGTCGCCACAGCACTCGTAACCCCCGCACTCCACCACGCTATTACCTTCATCCCACTTCCTTATACTGGTGTTTGGTACTTTATGGGACAGTCTAGGGTACCTGTCAAGGGGGTAGGGTACCTGGCTAAAGACAGACATGGACACCCCCCTTTATGGGGGAGTCCTAATGTCTATAGGGTACCTTGCGATTTTTTTTAAAAAATTTTTTTGTGGTGGCTGTTCGTGGAAAACTTAGTGTAGTAGATCTGACCGACACAAACACAAAAAGGGTGGGGTCATACCCCATATACCCCGATAATCCGAACAATTGTCCAAATCGCTTAGGGTACCTTGCAAAAAAAAAGCGGGCAATGCCCGCTCTTAATTTTATGCGCTGCCCTATCGCAGCGCGGATATTCTATTTTGCCAATGCTCAAATTCGCTATCGTCTAAGCCTGCCCAAATACTTGGGATACCAATTCTATTTTCGGGAAGTAATGTCACGCCGTTTGTTTCACTCTCAATAGTTTGTAAAACTTGATAACGTGTATGATCGGTGCCACTACCATATGACGCGCCGTTGGATTGTTGCGTATGAGTAACAACGGCGGCGTCACCTACGCGAGTTCTGATTTCAGAAACGGCGGCGCGAACGCGTTGTTCGCTACAACCTGTTGCGTCCATAATTTCTCGAGTTGATACGCCGTTGTTGGTGCGCATCATAGTATACTGAACGCCAACGCGAGAATTATTTCTAAATGGTGCAAGAGGCGTTTCAACTGTAGTGGATCTATTGCCATGCTCGACCCTCGCTTCAATTGTCCAATTAACAAAATTGTCTAAGAATTGCATCCAACGCCAAATTTTGTCGGCCTCAATGGTGCCGCTATGCTGCCTAAATTCAATGGTACCGTTACGCCAAGTATCAAGGTTAATAGCGTAAAACTTGCCATGATTTAATTCGCTAATAGTATTGGCGTTCTCAATCTTGGTGGCGTTCAATGGTTTGCAATATCTGTTATTTGTGCGTGAACGCGGAAACATTGTATTGATAATATCTTGTTGACGTTCCCAACGCACAAACAAATCTTTAACTATTGTGAAATCAAAAGGCTCGCCATGCTCAGATAAAAAACGGCCTGTACGCTCAGTATGTAAAATACTATCGCCTGTAAAACGTGCCGCGTGAGTTGTGTCGGCTAGTGGCGCGTTGCCTATGTGGACATGTAAACCACACGATTGATTGATGCGGCAATCCGCGTTACTCAATACAGTACAAACGCTTTCTAAGTATTCTTTACCTACTTGGCATAATGCTATCGGTGGCAATACTATTTCAGCGTCAACGCTAGGTGTACCATCGGGTTTTACTAAACAGCCTTTTATGCCATTATTATGTAATGCGCTTTGAACATTGCTAACTGAATTGCGGCAAGTTTCTATTTCTATTCCAAATGTTAAGGTCATAATTATATCTCACTTACTTTGTATGATGCGTTTTCGGTAACAATATTAATACCGCGTGCTCTTAATTCACAAATAACGGCTCTCACTCGCGTTTCAGATAATCCTGTTAATTGTGACAATTCTTTTGCGCTATAAAATGCTGTTTTAATTGATGCGTATATAATTGCTGTTTTGGTCATAATTTCTCACTTTCTTTTTTTTGTTTATACCTATTATTCGCATAAATTTCTTTATATCACAAGCAAAAAGTCCCATAAAATCCCAAATTATTCGGTTTATTTTTGCCAAAAAAATCTAAAAAAATCTAAAAAAAAAGAAAAAAATTATAGATAATATATATATAAATAAGGGTATATATACATATATCCCGATCCCCGAACCCCGATCCCGATGGCCCGAAAGCCCGACCCCGAACACCAGCACCTGCGCCTGGGCATAACCCGAACAATTGTTCCGTTTGTTCCCAGGCTGGCGGGATCTCCAGGTAAAAGATACCTGGTTGTTTACCCAGCTCCTCCCTGGTACAATAACCCGAACAATTCTTCGGGTCATCCCGAAGGCCAGGGAGATCCCGAACCAAAATACTATATGTGCCTGGGAGTCCCGCAGCCAGCCCGACATAACCCGAACAATTTTTCGGGTTCCCGACCCCGAAGCTGGGCCTTCCCCTGCTGAACGGCGAAAAAAACGGGGCTGGGGGGCGGATACCCGCCCTCCCCAAGCGTCAAGACGGCTCGGCGGCCTCCTGACTATAGTCTGTTATAGGATTTTGTTCGGGTTCTGTGGGATTTTCTGCGGGTGTTACGTCAATCATGCGATTTTTAGCACGATCCATAAATTCTTGTAGTTGCTCCACGATCTGCTCCCGACTAAGATTATCAACGTGTTCGTGTGTTACGTGACTACGAGCGACCATTAGACCAGTTACCTTCAACCTGAGTTCTTCTGCTTTAATCGCTGCTCCGAAGTTACCTTCTTGCCATGCCTCATCCCGCAAGCGTTGCATATCCCGAACAGATTTGGTTATTGATACCCCGTACTTTGCTTCAAGCTCTAAGCGCATCTCCTCCATGCGCTCTTTGACCTTTGGGTTATTAAGAAGCTGCACTGCTGAGACATTTGCATTCTTATACCCTGCCTCCCTAGCTGCTGCGGTCTGTGTCATATCTTTATGAATGTAGTTATCGAGAAACTTCTGCTGCGGTGGCGTAAGTCTCTTTTCTCCTTTGGCTACCTGCTCCCCGACCTTTGGCATACTGGCTCCCGTGCTACCCGAACAATTTGTCGGTTTATATTACCTTATCCGCTGCTGTGGTCAAGTGCTATTTATCCCAAACATTTCCAACATAACATCAAGAACGGCAGCAACAACATTACATCAGGGGGGTAAGGTATATATACCCCCCTATAAGGGGGTGACGTAGGTGACGTAAAATAACGTATTGATTTCATTACATTATTTACGTCAAATTAACTTTTTGACGTAAGTGACGTAAACCCGTAAACCATTGATATTATTACATATTCTACGTTACGTTACTTACGTCAACTTTTGACGTAGATTTTTTTGACGTAAATTATCGTTTAAAATCAATGGGGGCACTTTTTATAAATTATTTTATATTTAGGGGTTGATCTTTGGGATGGTATGGGATATATAATATACTGTCTAGTAAAAGGAGGACAGAAAATGTCAGGTTACAACGGATGGAGAAACTGGGAAACGTGGAACACCAACCTATGGTATGGCGACAGTCTTAATGAGTATTACTTGGAGCTTTTCCGTGAGGGTAATTTAACAAACCCTGTAGGTGCTCACGATGTTAAGGACTATATTGAAAGCCTTATTTTTGATTGTGGTGACGTTCCCGAAAATGGCTTTATCGCTGATTTAGTAAATGGCGCAATGAGTGAAGTTGATTGGCGCGAGATCGCTAGTCATGTTGAGGATGCAATTAAATATGAAATGGAAAATGCATAATGTATTATTTAGCGTATGGCATGAACACAAGCCGCGATGCTATGGCGGTGAGGTGTCCGAAAGCAAAACCGATGGGCGGATTTTATCTGCCCAACCACCGACTTATCTTCCGTGGCGTGGCTGATTTCCGCTACGACCCTGATTGTGTGTTGCCTGTGGTATTGTGGGAGATTACCCACGATTGTTTGAAGGCACTTGATAGGCTTGAAGGCTACCCGACTTTATACAATAGGCGTAAGATCAACGGCAATTGGATTATCTACGACATGAATGGCGACAAGGGAAACTTGCGGCATCCATCAAGCGGCTATTATGATATGATTGAAAGCGGTTATGATGATTTCGGTCTTGATGATTGGTATTTGAGAGCGGCTAGGGAAGATGCGTCTTTCAATGAAGCGAAACACAAGGAGGTTGCGGTATGAAAGATTTAAACGACTATCAAAAGCTAGATTGGATTAGTTTTGCAATCCAAGAAGCAATGAACGGAAACCCGAGCGAATTAGATAAAGCATTAGAGTTAGTTGAAGATTTACGCGAAAAATCACAAACTCACACTTATCACGATGAGATCACAGCATGAATTTTCAAATTGAAAACATGGAAAGCTTTTTAAAGTGGGTAAAAACGTGCCCTTATCAATACAGCATTAGTTCAATGCAGGGGGGATTTGTTCACCTAAAAGTTTTTATTCCAGTAGATAAAAAAGTGGAGGTGTCCGATGATTAATTGGCAAGATTGGGTCATTGCTACCTTAATTATAGTTGGCGTTTATGGTTGGCTGATTGGGGCGGTGCTTCAATGGTGGTAGATCCTGACATAACCCGAATAATATGAAGCCCCCGCAAAATTAAAGCGGGGGTTTTTTTGTCCCAGGCGTATAACCCGAACAATTTATCGGGTTGTTTTTCTGTCCCTGCTGCGCACTTTTTTCTTGCATTGGGATTTTTCCCATGATAAACCAATTCTTGCAGGGATGCATTTGGTCTGCCTTTCTGCCTCACAACTAGACCCCCCTCAGTTCCTCCGTTCTGAGGGGTTTTTTTTATTCATAAATTTTTTTATTTTTTTTCTTGACACTCATAATAAACTATTTTATGTATGGGATATCTAGCATATTGAAAGGAAGTAAAATCATGGGTTTAGATATGTATTTAAGAGGCGACAAGTATATCAGTCAGTGGGATCATTCACAGCAAGCGCCCGAAGGTGGGTCACTGGAAGTGAAGCGGCCTGTTGTTGATGGGTTCGATGTAGAGACATATGTTTTGGACATGGGGTATTGGCGCAAGTTCGCACCGTTGCACGTTTACATTGTAAATGAGTTCGCTGATGGCGTTGATAAATGCCAGAGAATTGACCTTGAGGCTGAACAGTTGCGCAAGATTGCCAATGCACTACGCGATAACAAGTTGCCTAGCAATGATGATTGTCATGGCTTCTTTTTTGGCGGTCCAGAAATGTGGGATGAAGACCGATCCGAGGGTAAGGAACACGCCAAGCTATTTGACAATGCTGCTGATTGGGTGGAGTCCACTTCTTGGGCTAGCGTTACCTATCAAGCGAGTTGGTAAAGTGACCGAATTTTGCAAAGAATGCGATGGTTGGGGGTTGATCGAAGTCGATAGCCCCCGACCACACGGCTTTGACCGTGACGTTGGTTACATCGACGTTGATAAAATCGAATGCCCCGAATGTGAGGGCACTGGAAAAAAGGAAGTAGAAAATGACTTATCAAAGTAGAAACCCGATTGTTTTAGAGGCCATTGAAAAGGCTTGGGAAAACTCAAAGACGCAAAAGCAAGCTGCTGAAAAGTATCTTAATATGTTGCGTAATGATAAAGATTTGCGTGATGCGGCTACCGCACGTTATTTGCAACGCATTGCATCTGAAGATGTAAGCGCCAGATCAAGAACAAACCGAATTAGTTTTAAGCGTCAGGCTGAAAAGATTTCAAAGCAGGTTTTATTAAAGAAGGGCGAACATTCTACCCCGAATGTGTCTTTGAAGAATACGGCTGTTAATTATGCCAAGAATATCTTTGATTACTTTGCATTACCCGAATTGGGTATTGCTCTTGGAGATGCAACTAAAAGCGATTTAGAGATTGTTGTTAAGCGAGAGCATAACAAGATGAATACGCATAAACACAATCATAAGTTTCTATCTGCTATCTTGGAGAAGATGCCCGAAGGTAAAATTGTTCGGGATGTTTGGAAGATTGAAGATGTAGAGGCCATCCATACGGATGTGATGGTGTCGTAATGTTATATGGGAGCCAACAAAATTGCACAGAAATGTTACCTTGTGACCGCTCCCACCAGTTAGGGAAGGGTCAATCGCAGTGCGCAGGAATGTCTTTGCTGACCCGCCCTTCCCGACCAGTTTATGGGAGCCAACCAAGCGTCGCAGCAATGCCCCTACAGATTCGCTCCCAAGGGAAGGGACACCACAGGATCGCAGAAATGCCCTCGACTGGCACACCCTTCCCACCAGTTTTGGGCCACGTATCAATCGCAGAAATGCCACATTTGCTACGCCCAATTTTAACCAGAGGTCAGCAGAGAGCCGCAGAAATGCCAAGCAATTCGCGCCTCTCAAGGGAAGGGTCAGTCGTTCGTCGCAGAAATGCTATTAGACGTACACCCTTCCCCACCAGTTTATGGGCCGTGCTCGAAACGCAGAAATGCCACGTCACCGACGCCCACCAGTTAGGAAAGGACATAACTTTTACGCTCATCAAGCCGCCACTGTTTCTCTCTTTCCTATTAATTTATGGGAGGGTCAGAAGAGACCCACAGCAATGTCACGGGGATTGCACTCTCCCACCAGTTAGGGGAGGGTCAATCGAGCCACGCAGCAATGCCATGCGATGATCGCCCTTCCCGACCAGTTAGGAAAGGGCATAATTTG